TTGTCAAAGTTCTGACAGTTTCGCGCGATTTTTGTCATAGGCCTATCAGAAAACAAACAAAACCATCACGGCGCGATACCGCAGTCCCAGAGGTATTTTCCGAGAATTTGGAACTCGTCAGGGTTATCGGCGGTTAGGGTTAGTTGGATTGTGGGGTAGATGGATTTGTTTGGGTTATCGCTGATAATGTTTAGGGTATCGGCGGTCAGGCGTTGCAGGCGCTTGACACGCAGTTCGTCGTGTTGGCGGAATAGATAGATGCCTTCTCGGGTGTATTGAGCGGCGGATTGCCACATGACGGTGCCTTGGTCTATAAGGGTGGGAAACATGCTGTCGCCATCGATACGGGTACAGAAGCAGTCAGCAGGCGTCAGTCTCAGGTGTTGGAAAAATGAGGTGCGAAACCACATTGCTTCAGGATCGGTATCCCACGGTATTGCCCCCGCCCCCGCGCTAGCGAAGACTTCTTTGTAGTATCGAACGGGCACGATTTTACTGGTGTCCTGACGGGATGCCCATTCCATATAGGGAAAAACGTCTGGCGGCAAGGCCGTTTGTTCTAGTTGGGTTTCTTCCCGAACGCCGCTTTCCGCTCCGTCTATCAGGTGCAATAATCCTTTTTTTTCTAATTCTTCAACAACGTAGGTTGGAAGTTGAAAAATGGTCTTCTTCCCCCCTGGTCCTCCTTTTCCATCTACTTTTTCAAATGCCCATTCCTCCCTTTTAGCTTTTGTAGATATTCCTCTTTCTGTTTTGGGCAGGGTTTTCAAATCTGCAGATTTGGCTAGAACCTCTAAATCTGATGCACTGAACCACGCATTCATAGTTCCGAACTTTCCTAAAAAGTACCGAAAAATATAGAAAAATAAATTTCAATATAAATCAATTTGTTAAATGGAAGTACCGAAAAAGTACCGAAATAAGAGTTGCGAAAAATATTCCCATACTCTATGATTTTAAAAACAGCGAAACGACAGCTTTAAAGCAGTATAGCCGATTTTGCGATGCTCTTTAACAATTTGGAAAAAAGCCGAAAAAAGACGGGTATTCGACCCGTCAGGAAGGAGACTGTTTAACAGGCCGTCTGAAAATGATTCGGACGGCCGATTAAGCGGTTTTATTGAAATATTCAACAAATGCGAAAGGACTTAAAAAATGAAACATGTTGCAAATGTTATGAGAATGAATGATTGGAATACAAATCAGGAAAGCACGGTAGGGCGAATCTTTGCCCAAGGGCGTGGAAAAGCCAAAAAGCACCTGATTGTATGGCTGAACGGCAAAAAAGAAATGTTTGGCGGTAACTATTACGACGCATGCGCTGCCGGACTGAGTGCCGATACGTGGAATTTCATCCGCCCCGTCTAATATTTAACAGGAGGTTGTTTATGCACCCGGAGCTGATTAGGGCTGAAATCAAGATGAAGGGGCTGTCGCTTGCCGATGTGGCTGCGATGGCGGGTGTCGGCGAAAGCACGGTGCGTCAGGCTTTAAGGAAGCCTTCGACTGCGGGCGAGGTGGCAATTGCCGAGGTTTTGGGCAAGCCGCTGCACAAATTGTGGCCGGAGCGGTGGACAAAGGACGGGCGGCGCATCCGCCCGCGCTACGCACACTTATATAAAGAGGCAGCAGCATGAAAACGCATTACTCAATTTCCGAGTTATTGGAAATGAACTTGGAAAAATTTCCTAAGACAAACAGAGCAATCTTATATAAGGTTGAACGAGAGAAGTGGTCTTTTATTGAAGCCTCTTGTCAGGGTGGCAAAAACGGCAAACGCCGTGAATATGCCCCGCCGCCCGATGTGATGAAACAGGTTCAGGCGCGGAAGCTGGGGGAGGCCTTGGGCGGACTGGCAGATTTACCCTCGCCCACGGAGATAGAAGGCAAACCCGCCGTCAGGAATGAAGAAACCTCACTCGCCCTGCCTGAAACGGTGTGTATTGTCGATGGTTCGACCGAGCAACAGCGTTTATGCGAATCATCGCGCCGCGGTGTACTGGCGGCGGTTGAGCGGGTAATGGCCGAAGCGGGCGTATCGAAGGAGGCGGCGATTACTACTGTTTTGACTCAGGCGAAGATGCCGGGCTTCGAGCATATTGCGAAGCTGTTTTTCCTTGCGGCGGATGGACGCGGCGGCGGCGGAAAGCTGCCGAGCGTGCGGACAATCAAGCGTTGGTTTGCAGCCCGCGAACGTAACAGCCTTGCGCCGAAAATTTCGCAGAAAGATATGGACGTACCGTCTTGGCTGCCGCTGTTTATGGAATGCTACCGTCTACCGATGAAACCGTCAGTTGCCGAAGCTTACCGTTTTTTTTTACGGCGTCTGGAATCGGACGGGAATGAATGCCCGAGTATCCATACCGTGCGCCGCTGGTTGGACAAGGTGGGCAATGTGGAGCGGGAACGGGGACGGCGCGGGGCACGGGATTTGAAAAACATCCTGACGTTTTTTACCTTTAATCAATCCGAACATTTTTTACTCCTCAGGCCGTCCGAAACCTTTTCAGACGGCCTGACAAATTAGATGGTAAAGGGCACAACGGGGATTTCGTAAGCCCTCATGTTTTCCGTTGCGCGGCCGCTGGTGGCCGCCATCCACAGCATATGCAGCGCATCGGGGCCGTCATCGTGGTCAGATTTTGGAAAATGGCGCAACTGGCTGATTAAGGTCTTTTGGTCGGGATTGAGCAAAATCAGCCCGTTTGCCATGTGCGGCTGCAAAGTCTCAATCCGCAACATCTTGTCCGAAGACGGCTTGATACCGCGCACCGGAATATGCACCCCCGAACGCGCCCCGCGTTTAATCAGTTCATCCTTGAGAAACTCTTGAAACTGCACCGTCTCCACCACCCACAACACCGGCTTGACCCGCGCCTCTTTTTGGATGCGGATCACGTCCTCGATAATCAAATCGGGCAGGCGTTTTTTGACTTGGGCGACGGTTACAAACAGACGACCCGTCGATTTTTGATAACCACCGACCAAAATCGCCGACGGGTCGCGCCCCGCGCCAGCCTTACCCAACGACGGGTCGAGCGCACCGTAGTACACCAAATCGTCCGGCAATTCCGACCAGTATTTGATGTTTTCGGCAAACGGCGCATCTTCGCCGCTGACCGGGTCGTTTTGATACTCGCTGTCAAATGTCGCATGACCGTCGCGGGCGCGGATTTTCATCAGCGCGAGTACGCCGCGAGCCGCCCAGCTTGTTTGCGCGCCGCGTTCCATCTCGTCTTTGTTTTCCTGATAAAACGCCTGCGCCACTGCTTCGCCGTCGTTTCGGAAAAGTTCCTCCCATCTGTCCCACAAATCCATGCGGTCGGGCCATTCGAGCATGGCTTTAAACTTGGTCGCGTGCCAAAACGGGTTGTTCAACGTTCGGTTCAGCACGCTGTCGTAGTGCAGGATGGTGCCGATATAAATCACGTCAAACTTCTGCCCCGCGCCACCCAAGGCGAGGACGGCTTTTTTCAGCCAAGTTTCGAGTTTGTCGCGTTGCTCGGGGTTGCGCACCTGTTCGTCGTTCTCGATATCGTCGAGGACGGCGAGGTCGGGGCGGTATGGGCCGTGGCGCAGACCGCGCAACTTTTTGCCACTGCCCGCCACTTGGATTTTGACTTCGTTTGCCGTTACCGCAGTCCCCGCCTGCCAAACACGCCCCTGTCCGCAAGCCTCCGGAAAGTCGGTTTTAAGGCGCGGGTTGAACTCAAGTTCCGCCTTGATTGCCTCCAGCATGGGATAGGCTTGGTCGATACTGTCCATCACTATGACCGCGTAATGCTTGCGCCCCGTTACCACGCACCAAAGCGTAAACAGTTGCGTAACCAGCGTCGATTTCGCCTCGCCGCGCGGGGCGGCGGTTGCCTCGTTGATGCCTTCAGACGACCTCAAGATTTCGGGCAGTCGGGAAAATAAAAACTTGTGCAGCAGCGACTTTTCGGGCGAGCGGACATAGTGCGGAAAATATGTGTTTACGAAATACTCGTACCCGTTGACCGGGTCTAATACCTTCGCCCGACGCTCTGCAATGGCGACAGTCGACGCGTCGAAGCCGTCCACCTCTGCCTCAATGATTTGGCGGAGTTGGGCGGCGTATTCGGCAAGCGACTTTAAAAACTCTTTGGACTTCATGTTTTATTCGTAATAGTGGACAACCGGCTTTTTCAGCGGCTTCTGATTAACCATGAAACAAAAGGGCAACGGCTCTCCCGTTTTCATTTCATTCATAGCGGACATAAAGTAAAAAAACTGGTCGGCGAGCCAAAACAACGGCTCCAGCTTATAACGCGGCGCAACTGCCGGCACTTCGCTATCCCAATCTGCAATCCAAATCGGGCAAAATAAAAACCAACCTTTATGCGTGTATTCAACTTTTTGCATATCGCTTACCTGTATTTCTTTTCAATTTCCACGCCCAGCGGCTCGACCAACTCGACAAAAGCCTGCAAGTGTTGCGGGTATCGCTCCTTGACCACTTCGCCGAACAATTCCAACACCTCAATCGCCGTCGCCAGTTTTGACGTTTCCGGCATTACTTTGGCGTTTGCCGCCACGGTCTTGGTGAACGCATCCGACAAGCTTGCCAACAATTTGGCGCGCTCGGACGGCATCAGCTCTTCAATCGACGTGTCTTGCAACATAGTCATCGTCGATTGGTACTGCACCAAAAAACCCGCCAACAGCGAACGGCTCAAGTCTTCGATGCCGCCGCCCGCCAAGGTGTAGGCGGCGCGCACTTTGTCCCAATCGTCGCCGGTCTCTTTGGCGGCACGTTTCCAACTACGGGCGGTAGCTGTCGGGATTTCGCACATCATCGCAGCGATTTCGAGCGTCTGCCCGTCGCTGACGTACAGCCTGCGCAGCTTTTCGCGGGTTTCTTTCGGGTGTGCCATATCAGCCCCCGAACTTGGCTCGCAGCAGCTCCCAGCCGGTCGTCACAATCACGCCGCCGAGACCGCCATAAACCGCAGCAGATTTCTTGCAGTCTTTCTTAATTTGCTGCAATTCCTCGTCCATTCGAGCCTGATTGGCGAGCATGTCATCCTGCTTGGCTTCGATACGCGCCAAGGCTTCTAAAATCGGGTCGTTCATGATTTGTCCGCTTTCCTGTCTAATTTTTCATTCATTTTTTCAAGTTTGTTTTCGATGCGTTCCAAAGACGCCGCGATATTTTTTCGGTCGGCTTGAGCATCCTGCTTGGTGTGATAGGAGAGCTTGACCGCGTGCAGCTCCTCTTTCAGGTCTTCAATGCGCTTATCCGCCTCTTTCAGACGACCTGAAATGCCGTTTACCCAAAACCAAAATGCCGCCGTCGCAATCGGCCACAGGGTTTTAAAACCAAATTCAAAGTCCATTTAAAACCCCTTTAAACCGGCACGTCGCCGAATACGATACGGACGGAGTAGCCGTCAGGGCGATTGCTGGAAATTTCGAGTTCATCCCCATCGTTACAAACGCAGTAATACGCCGAAATCGTCTGCCAAACTGCACGCTTAAAGGTGTCGTAGTTTGTATTTGGATATTCAAGGTTAAAGGTCGGCTGAAAATCCTTATTCATCCGTACCGTATATTCAAACCCTGCCTTATCCAGCAAATTGGAAACATGGATGACAAACGGCTCTTGTTCACGTGCACGGCTTAATCCCAATTCCAAATCGGCATGGCGCACAGCCAACTGACGTTCAACTAATTCACGGTAGGTCATTCTTTGATACCCATTAAATATTTTATCCGTCTGTACAACTTCTTAACCCACGAAATATTTACAAATGTATAAATCTTTGTTACAACTTCGCCGTCATACTGCGCATTTTCCCGTGCAGCCCGAAATTTTGCCTGGGCTTCTTCAGGGCTGTCCGCCCAAATGCTCAATGACCAGGACTTACCGTCAAAGCGGTAAGAAAACGTGTACTCATTCATAGGAGAAACCTTATGTATTTTGAAATCTATAAAGACGCAAAAGGCGAATACCGTTGGCATTTGAAAGCAGCCAACCATGAAACCATCGCTCAGGGCGAAGGCTACACCAGCAAGCAAAACTGCCAGCACGCAGTCGATTTGCTGAAAAGCACTACCGCCGCCACCCCTGTAAAAGAGGTATAAAATCCGCTTTCACCCTCAGCCCGCGCCCTACGCGGGCTTTTTTGTCAGTCGCCGACTTTGCGGGAGTGATGGCCCGCCCCACACT